TTGATGATTTGAATGTCGGTAACAATGCAACAACTGGTGGTTCGGTACAATTCAAAGAGGGTACTAATAATGGTGCTCATCATGTACAATTAAAAGCACCTAATTCTCTTGCTGCAAATAGGTCTTTTACTTTGCCTGCAACTGATGGTTCTAATGGACAATTTTTAAAAACAAATGGTTCTGGTGTTCTTGCTTTTGATACGGTAACACAATCATTAACTCTTGCAGCTGATAGTGGTTCAAATGATACATTTAATACTGGTGGAACATTAACTTTTGCTGGTGGTGAGGGTATTGATACAACTGTAAGTGATGATACAATTACAATCGCTGGAGAAGATGCAACTGCATCTAACAAAGGTGTCGCATCATTTTCTTCTGATGATTTTGCAGTTTCATCTGGTGCAGTTACTATCAAATCTGGTGGTGTAACAAGTGCCCAACTTGCTGGTTCAGTTGCAAATGCAAAACTTGCTAATGATGGAATTACAATTGGTAGTACTGACACATCACTTGGTGACACAATAACTGCATTAGCAGGAATGACTCAAATTGCTGTTGATAATATTACACTTAATGGTAATACAGTATCGTCAACAAATACAAATGGTAACATTGTTTTAGACCCAAATGGAACTGGTACTGTTGATGTTTCTAGTGCAAAGATTACAAGTCTTGCAACACCTAGTGCAGATACAGATGCTGCAACAAAAGGTTATGTTGATGGTGTTATTAACGGATTAGATGTTAAATCTTCTGTAGATTTCGCTTCAACAGCGAATGTTGCTGGTACATATAGTAATGGTGCTGGAACAATTACTGCTGGTTCTAACGGTGCATTAGCGATGGACGGTGGAGCTCCAACTTCTGGTCAAAGATTATTACTTAAAGACCAAACCTCTAATGTTCAAAATGGTATCTATGTTGTAACAAACGCTGGTGGTGCTGGTGCGGCATATGTATTGACAAGAGCTGGAGATGCAGATGCAAGTGCAGAAATTTCTGGTGGTGCGTTCTTCTTCGTAGAACAAGGTACTGCAAATGCAGACAATGGTTTTGTAACAACTCATAACGGAAGTCCAACATTAGGTTCTGATGCAATTACATTCGAACAATTTTCTGGTGCTGGTCAAATTAGTGCTGGTACTGCATTAACTAAATCTGGTAATACTATTAATGTTGCAGTAGATGATTCATCTATTGAAATTAACTCTGACGCATTAAGAGTGAAAGCATCTGGTATTACAAATGCAATGTTAGCTGGTTCAATTGACTTAACTGCAAAAGTTACTGGTTCTTTACCAGTTGCTAATGGTGGTACTGGATTAACTTCTATTGCAAAAGGTTCTATTATGGTTGCAAACTCTGCTAATACTATCTCTGCATTAGATGGTGGTGGGTCAAGTGATAAGATATTATTTTATACTTCATCAAGTGACACGCTTTCATTCACAAACGCAGTAGACGGTGGAACATTTTAATTAGTCATGTAGGAGTTGCCTCATGGCTGTGAATGTAAAATTAAAAAGGTCACATACCCACTCTACTCTACCAACAACTTCGGATTTGGTAGAGGGTGAATTTGCAGTCAATACTTATGACCGTAAATTGTTTATGCGTGATGGTAGTAATGGAATTGTAAATGTTGCAAATCATTATGCGACTGATTATGAATCTGCAACTAAAACATTCTATGTTACGGTTGCAACATCTACTACTGACCACCCTTATCATGGAAGTGGTTCTAGTAATAAATATAAAATTAATGGTATCTTTTCACCATATCTACATTTAATTCCAAAGAATACTTACAAGTTTGACCAGAGTGATTCAAGTAACTCTGGACATCCTTTACGTTTTTATCTAGATGCCGCTAAAGCATCTGCATTTACAACTGGTGTAACAACAAGTGGAACGCCTGGAAGTTCTGGTGCATATACTCAAATTATTGTTTCAGATACGACACCCTCAGTTCTTCACTACCAATGTTCTGCACACGCAAACATGGGTTGGGCTGCAACTACTGGAACTAGAAACCTAACAAGTTTTGATACAGATGATTTATCAGAAGGTTCATCTAATCTTTATCATACAACTACAAGAGTAAATTCTGCAATTGATAGTCGTGTAAATGCATCATTCATTAATAACCTCACAATTGTTGCTGATACTGCAACTGCACTTGCAAATGCAAGAACTATTGGTGGAGTATCATTTGATGGTACTGCAAATATAAATCTGCCTGGGGTAAATGCATCTGGAAATCAAGATACTTCTGGTAATGCGGCTACTGCTACTGCATTAGAAACTGCAAGAAATATTCATGGTGTAAGTTTTGATGGTACTGGAAATATCGACTTATCTGAAGTTATTCAAGATACAGTTGGTGCAATGTTCTCCAGTAATACAGAAACAAATATTACTGCAACATATCAAGATAGTGATGGAACTATAGACCTTGTTGTTGCTGCAACTGGTATTGCAAGTGTAGCCGCAGATTCGACTCCTCAACTTGGGGGAAATTTAGATGTAAATGGAAACTCAATTGTTTCTGCATCAAATGGTAATATTTCAATTACACCAAATGGTTCTGGTTCAGTAATTATTGATGGACTTTCTCACCCACAAGCAGATGGTAACGCTGGACAAGTTTTGAAAACAGATGGTTCTGGACAACTTGCGTTTGCATCTGTAAGTTCACTTGCTGGTGCTGGTATTCAAAATGTATCAGACGATTCATCTCCACAGTTAGGTGGTAATTTAGATTTAGTTACTCATAATATAGTAACAACATCAAATAGAGATATTAATCTTTTACCAAATGGTTCTGGTAAGGTTGTTGTGGGAACAAATGGTATTGAGTTTGCAGATGGAACTATACAAACATCTGCTGGTGCAACTACTGGATTCGCAATTGCAGTAGGTGTCGCACTTGGTTAACATAAATATACCTAAATAGGTATAAAGGAATATTAAAATGGCAGTTCCAAATACAAAATCTACATTTAAAGAATATTGTTTAAGAAGTTTAGGTAAACCAGTAATTGAAATAAATGTTGATGATGACCAAGTTGATGATAGAATTGACGAAGCACTTCAGTACTTTGCACAATACCATTATGATGGTATCGAAAGAGTATATTTAAAACACGCAATTACACAAGCAGAAATAGATAGAGCTGCAACTAATACTTCTGAAACTGCAACTGATAAAGTTGATAATACAATTACAGCCGCATGGACAGAGGGTAAAGGTTTTCTTCCAGTTCCAGATTCAGTAATGTCTGTAGTTAAGATTTTTGATTTTACTGATAAAAATACAACAAATATGTTTGATGTTCGATATCAACTTCGTTTAAATGACTTGTATGATTTTAGTAGTGAATCTATTATTCACTATCAGATGACAAGACAACATTTAGATTACTTAGACCATGTTCTTGTTGGAGAAAAACCAATAAGATTTAATCAACATCAAAATAGATTATACATAGATATGGATTGGACTAATGATTTAGCAGTCGGTGAGTTTTTAATCATTGAAGCATACAGAAAATTAAATCCAGATACATACACAGATATCTATGATGATATCTACTTAAAAAGATACGCAACTGCACTTATTAAAAGACAATGGGGTGCAAACCTTTCTAAATTTGAGGGTGTGCAAATGTTAGGTGGTGTTACACTAAATGGTGCAAAATTATTTGAAGAGGCACAGGCAGACATAGAAAAGTTAGAAGAACAAATTCAACTTGCATATGAACTTCCACCTAATTATATGATAGGATAATTTGATGCCGACAAACGTATATTTCGATACAGGCACTAAACCAGAACAACATCTCTATGAAGATTTAATGATAGAGCAGTTGAAAATTTATGGTCAAGAAGTGTTCTATATTCCCAGAACTTTAGTCAAAGAAGATGAACTCTTTGGAGAGGACACTTTGTCTAAATTTGGTGATGCATATCTTATCGAAATGTATTTTGAAAATATTGATGGATTTGAGGGTGAGAAAGAAATCATGTCCAAGTTCGGTCTACAGATGAATGAAGATGTAACATTTGTAGTATCAAGAAGAAGATTCGAACAATTAGTTTCACATGATTCTAATTTAATCGTAAAAACAAGACCAAATGAGGGTGACTTAGTCTACTTTCCAAAAGTAAGTAAAATATTTGAAATATCTTTTGTAGACAAAGATGACCCATTTTATCAAGTCCATAATTTACCAGCTTTCAAACTCAAGTGTAAAACTTTTGAATACTCTGGTGAAAATTTGGATACTGGTATTACAGAAATTGATGCAATTGAAACAGACAATTCACTTGACTTATTACAATTCCAGATGACATTAGAACAATCTGGTACATTCAATGAGGGTATAGGATTAGAATCTGATGATGGAAATGTTGAATTAGAAACTGCAACTGGTGGAACTGATAATGTTATCGGTGAGAATGAAACTGGTGGTGAATCAGTACTTCTTGAAACTGGTGACTATATAATACAAGAAGCAATCGTAATTGATACTGTAGATGAAAATGCAATGAATGATTTCTTTGAGAAAGAAGATGATAATATTATTGATTTCTCAGAGTCAAATCCATTTGGTGATATAGGGAAGAAATAATGTTAGGACAACAATTTTATCATGAGACAATGAGAAAGGTCGTAGTTGCGTTTGGAACTATGTTTAACAATATTAATATTGTAAGAGCAAATAGTTCTGGTGTAACTGTGCAAAGTATGAAAGTACCTCTTGCATACGGCCCAAAACAAAAGTTTTTAACAAGACTAAGAGAAGACCCAACCTTAACAAAAAAGGTTGCGTTGACATTACCAAGAATTGGATTTGAGATTGCTGGTATTTCTTATGACCAGAGTAGAAAACTAAATTCAATACAAAAATTGAAGAAAACTAATAGTTCAACTGATGGTAAAACATTAAGTGCTCAGTATATGCCTGTTCCATATAATATGGATTTTGAAATGGTTGTTATGGCAAAAAACTCTGATGATGCATTACAAATTGTAGAACAGATTTTACCTTTCTTTCAACCAGATTATACAATTACATTAAATGATAATACTGCAATGGGAACTACAAGAGATGTTCCAATTATTTTAAATAGTGTTACATATGCAGATGAGTATGATGGGTCTTTTGAAGATAGAAGAGTTCTTACATATACACTATCATTTACTTCTAAGTTTTATCTGTACGGCCCAGTTACAGACCAAAAAGTTATTAAGAGAGTTCAAGTTGACCAGTATACAGATGTTCAAGTTAATGCTCCTAAGAGAGAACAAAGATATTCAGTTACACCAAATCCAGTAGGTTCTTCTGCACCATCTTCAGATGATGATAATTTTGGATTTAATGAAGAAGTTTCTTTCTTTGAAGATGCAAAGAATTATGACGAAAGTTCTGGTACGGATACTGATGACGCATAAATAATAGAAAAGGATTAAGACATGGCAATTAGAAAAGTAGTTACTCGTTCAATGGCAGATAATGCTGTTACAACTGGAAAAATTGTTGATGGAACTATCGCAACTGCTGACCTTGCAAATAATGCTGTTACTGGTGCGAAAGCAACTGGTGTTGGTGGTGGATATTTCCAAGGAGAAAATGGTGTATCTGGTGATGCGTCATCTGGTAAAGGTGATATCTTTCGTGTGCATGAATCAACTCTAAACACAAGTGTAACAATTGCATCTGGTGAAAATGCACTTGCTGCTGGGCCTTTGACTGTATCCACATCTGGAACTGTTAACTTAACTGTTAACGGTGACTTAACGATTGTATAGGGGATAGAGAATGGGTTCAACATTAACAGTAGATAATATCGTAGGTGCAACCACAGCTGC